TCTTTAATCGGGGTCTGCTTCCCTCATAGTGTTTGCCGGTCCAGTTCCTTCTATTTTTGGGAACGTATTCGGCTACTTTAATATCTACGTTGCCGCCGTATTCAAGAACCCCAGGAACCGGTCTCTTGTTCTTTGTATTGAATAGCTCGGGGCCTACCACCATACTATTATTATATGGGTCAAGGGCAAAGAACAAGAGATTTTTAAGCGGCGAGGAACCCCATATATAGGGAACTTCACCCGGCTTAGAATGAACTCGTTTGCCGTCATTCTTCTTGCCCGGTTTTAAGGATGATTTGGCGCGTGATCTTAAAGCAGAGCCAGCCCGAAAAAGATACTCGGCGTTTATATCCCCGATTATCTTCTTCAACCCGGCTTTATTGAATTTTAACATCTTTGCCATCATCACCCCAAAAGACAAGTAAGAGTAACGGCCCCCATTATTATCGGTGGGTCATCGAATAAACCGGCGAGGGCTATTCCAGAATCTTGGACCGGCTTACATTCACCGCTTATTATTGTCGCTCTTTCGCCTCGTCCCTCATCAATAATTACCGGATTGCCCCTAGACATCATTTCCTTCAAGATAAGGGTTAGTTCATCCTGATATTTAATGATTGATTCCGTTAGGTTTTCCGGGGAAGGAACGGCAAAAATAGAAACCGTTATATCCTGATGAATAAGCGGGTATCGGGTTTTGTAATTCGGCTCCAAAGTCATTGAACCGGGGGTAATACATCTAAATATTTTGGAAGTCTGCTCGGAAATATTACGCTGGGGAAGATAATCAACAACGTAATCTTTCCCCGATATTTCCGTTACTTTTTCCGCTACTAGATGAAGAAGTCTATCCTGATTCATTCCTCTTTATCCGATTCATTGACTTTGTAACTAAACAGACGATAACCCGCTTCAAGGCCGATAGACTGGTAGGGAGTTTGACGGTCAAGCCTGTATATCTCCCCATCAACTTCGATTCTTATGGAGTCATCAAAAAGATTACCCGCCAGCCGTTTGATATTTTTGAAGGTTTGAGCGGTTATAATCCACTCATACCCGGCTACTACGCGCCGAACCGAGTCGGAGTCTTCAAGGAAGGCCGGTCTTGTTTTATATGCTTCTATGGAAATACTACCATTAGAGCAATACAGTTTAACCGGCTCTTCTTTGTAACGGTCAACAAACCGCCTTATCATCCGCTCGTATAATTCGGCGCGTTTTCTCATCGTCTAACCCCTATCAAGCGACAGTATCCGATGAGCCGATAGCGTCAGTAACGTAAATCGGAATACCTTCAACCTCGGTAGGAAGCGGCGCGGGGGCTCCGGTTGCGTTAGTAGCGGTCCGGCTCTTGCGGAGCTGGGCGAGGCTTCTACGATTCATAAACAGGGCGGTCGGCTGTTTGTCAATCGGGAATTTTTCGATAAGGGCATAAATCAGATCATCCGTCAACCCGGCTTTACCATTAGTTGCCGAAAGACCCGTAATCATACCGCCAGCCCATTTGGAGGTAACTTGAAGGCCAACCCATCCGCTAATATCCTGGGCATAGAACCACATTCCCTTTTTAACCCCCGATGTAGTAGTAGTAAGGAGCTGTTCAACAACATCCCCTTCATAAAGTTTGCCCTCATTACCCCAACAGAGCTGGGCGGAGTCAAGACCGGTCGAAACGGCGTAAACACAGCTACCATCGGAAATACCCGTATTGCCGCTATCGACTACCGCACAGTTGGCAGTACTGATAATGGAGTTAAAGCCATTAAACCCGGCGTTAGTTCCCTTCCAGATTTGCTGGGCAACGGTAAACAGGGCGGCTTTTAAATGCTCTTTCTGCTGTATTGCAATAGCCGTTTCCTTCCCCCAGTCGCTTGCTTCACAAATCGATTTTTCAGCAATCCAGCTCGCGTCAAGGAATTTAAGCTCGATGGTCTTATTGTCAAGGGTTGCGGTTGAGAAAGTGCGTTCCGTTCCCGGCGTCCTAAATGCAACATCGGGCGGGGCGGTAACACAAAGAGTTTTGAAAGTGTTTCGGGTAACGGGGGAGGCTCCAAAGTAACCAAGCTCGGGGATTCCTTGGATGACTTCACTAATCACCCCTACGATTTCCTCGGAGTTGTTGATTTTGAGGATGTCATTAGTAGTAAGAATAGCCATAGTAGTATTTTCCTTATTGAATAGAGTTAAGAAAGTTGGTTAGATATACGATTAGATTTAGGCGCGTTTAATGCCGTTCCTTTTGATCTTTTCGGCCATAGCGTGAATAGGGTCCAGCTTGGCCGGTTCTTGCTTCTTACTTGCAACAGAAACCGGCGTATCTTCACCCCTAGAACCAAAGGCGGCGCGGAGTTTAACTAATTCTGCCTTCAAACTAGCCAACTCGGTTTTCAGTTCTTCCTCGTCCTCTTTCTTTTCCTCATCATCGGCGGTAACGGCTTCTTCACCATTACCGCCATCGTCATTACCGCCTTCACCATCACCGGTTTCTTCTTCCTTTTCGGCGGCGGCAAACTTAGCCCGGAGCGCCTTCAACTCGGCGTAATCAGCCTCGCGAGCCTCATCGATGGTTTTGTTGGCGCGGAAATACTCAACCCCTTTTTCATAACCGAAATCTTCTATAAACGCCTCGAGCATTTCCAAGTATTCCGGTTTCTTTTCGGCGGTCTCTGTTGCTTCCCCGCCCCCTTCAATCGGCTGTTCCTCATCGGCCAACTTTACAAGGGCGTCATCTTCAAGTTTCTGTTTCTTGCTCATCTCTGTTTGTACTCCATATTCTGAAAGGGTTATTAGATGATTCTGTTTTAATGAGGTTATCTTTGTGTTAGGGTCAGTGCCGAAAAGAACAACACCAACACCCCTTAAATTTACGTTTCTGTATATGTCCAGCTCTCCCTCAACTTCCATACCGTTGACTGTTGCCTTTTCCCCGGCTTCAAGTCTTTCCGGGTCAACTAAATCAAGAGTTGGAGAAACTTCAAACGGGAAACCATCTATAAGCCGTTGAAGGATCTCGGCGCTTTTGTCATTTCCGATGGGTGAAGAGAATGTAGCAACTCCGACAAGACCGATAGAAGGGGTATAGGTGATGTCTTCGATGTATCCGATGGGAGTTTCTTCATTATGGTTAAAGTCAACAGAGAGCCGGTCTTTGTGCGTTTTGATCGTTTCTAAATCAACAATGAACCGCCCTAAATCGGCTCTTTCTATCGGGTTGCCTGTTAAAATTACCACTTTTGCCCTATATTCATCTGCCATCGTTTATAATCCTACGTTTTGTGAATTAGAGTTACCGTAAGGAAGAGATAAGCCTTTCGATTTGGCATATTCGAGGATGTCTGCCAAATCGTCTATGTTATCCCGGATATTATAGCCATATTGATTTACAAGCTCGCTCGGTGGAAGTAAACCGGATTGGACCGCTAATAACATATCCTTCACGGCGTCTAACATCAGCCAAGTCGGTTTTCCGGCCCCTTGCCATCCGCAATAGTCTCTTACATCGTCTATTGTGTAGCCGGTTGGTAGTTCAATATCACCGGCTAAAATCCAGTTAGGAAGAAGAAAATCAAAGACTAAATCGTTTAGAAATTCGATTGTTGGCTGTTGTTTTCTTTCGACGTTATCTATATATTGATTTACCGAGCTTTTGCTTCCCCAGAAATTTGTATAACTAGAATCGGCGAAACTATAAGGCAGATCAAGCGCCAACATCACAATCCGAGTTACGTTTGTTATGAACTCTTGAAAGTTGGAGCTGGGGTTATTGGATTGAACAAACTCGAGCTTTTCATTAGGCGTACCGTAAAAAGTGAAAACACCGGCTCCAAACTTATCAACCGCCTGGGATTGAACCTCATCTACTCTTTTTTCAGATTCTTCAACATCATCTTCTACTAGGGCGCTTCCCTCGTCCAGATATACAGCCAAGCCGAGCGCTGCTTCGAGTCTTGATTTGGCAAGGTTTACGGAAATCGCGTCTTGAACCTGACTAAATTCTCTTATGGCCCCGGCTAATGGAGAAACGCCTCTGATCTGATCGGCGCGGTTAAAGTATCCGATAAGGTCCATATTTTTAGCAGATATAAACCGCTCGTGAATAAAGCCCCCGTATTCTTTCCGCTTATTCACGTCATAGGCTAAGATACGTCCGTTATCAGCAACTCTAACACCGTGAACCCAATTCTCTTCTTTTTTGGCCTCATCACTATTGCGGATACGGTCTGATTCAATGAGTTGGATTCTTCCCCCCGTTTCATTATCGTTTACGCGCAAAACTCCAACATCACCATCAATAACGCGCAAAGATTCAAGAAGATAGAGTAATTCGGGGAAGGAATGGCGGCGAGCGACATCACAATTATTTTTGTGTTGCCATCTTTTCAACTTTCTTTCCAACCTCAAATTAAAATCGGCGTCAGGGGTAGAGGCGTTAAACTGATAATAAGAAACGTATTGTAAATGAGACCTAACGCAAAACCCGGCAAGAGAAAAATCCCTTTGTAACTGTCGGCTCTCTGATATGAGGGTCTGCCGGTCTCTTTCGGTCAGCTCATAATCTTCACTTTTGGAACTGATGTAAAGAGGGGAACGGCTTTTATCAGATTGAACGGCCTTATACTTCAACCTAGCGAGAGCCGGTTTGAGGGCAGACTTTTTTGTTTCGTTTGTTTTCGCCATCTCTTCCCCCTTTACCTTACTATTCGGCTTGTATCGGCGTATCTTATCCGAGTTGCCGTTCCCGTAAGTCTCTTTTCTTCCAGCTCTAACGCTCTTAACTCTTTTTGTATGTCAGCTCGATTAGTCCAAGTTTCTGATATGCCATCACCGGAAACATTTACTAGGGTATCGGGGTTGGCAAGATACCCCCTTAAAAGTAGGATTTGTTCTCGGATAAAGTTGAGCCGTTCTTGCCGTTGAGTATTCGTCATAGCGTTTGGAAGGAAGAAAAAGAGGTTGAGAGGT